CGGTTACGTGGGTATCGCGCCACTGACGGTAAGCATCTTCAAAAGTTTCGATTATATCCGAAGCATCTTTCTTTTGAAGTTTTTCAGGAGTATCAACGTTATGAGCTTTTTTCAAACCTTGAACAGTGAGCAAACCAGCTTTTATGTAATTGTTGATACGCTCAACCTGTTTTTCGGTTGCCAGTGCTGGTTTACTAGCAATAAAAGCGTTGATTTTGGTGATGAATTCAGACGCTTGCCTTGATGTCATTTCTTCAACGTTTTTAGGCATCGGAGCACCGCAACGTTCACAAAGTGTTTTAATCAATTGCTTCTGATTATCAGTTGCTTTGAACACAACCGATAATATCTGAAGCTGATTGATTTTATCACTTGCTTGTCTGCTGGTTAGCTTCATAAAAGCTTTTTCGGAAACAACCTTTATCTTCTGTTCTTTCATAACAGATTTTTTTATTCCGCAAAGCTTATTGTATAAAGCATACTGCGCCTCACTTGCCATTTTAACATTTGTGTTTTGGTTACTCATTATATTTGCCACCTTTCGTATTTTAATAAAGTTTTTATTTTGCCCAAAGTAAAGTTTTTTATTGCAAATAACATCAAACTAATATCATTGCAACTACTGATTTTCACCTCCTATAAACTATAATACATGAATGGAAGGATTATTAGAGTGAACAAAAGTCCACTTATCAAACCAATAAAGAAATCTTTCATGCGAACACCTCCTTATCGAACATTGATATTTGATAATGTGTGCCGTAGTCAATCTGCTTGTCTATGATTTGCATATCGCAAATATATACTGGCAATATACCTTCAACTTCAGTTATTTTTTTAGCCAATATATATTGTAATTGACTTGGCTTTGTGAAGTTAAAAGCTTTCAGTGTTGCTGTAAATTCATACAGAGGTTCGTCAACAGGAACAACTCTACGCCCAACAAAGCGTCCTCTGCAATATTTACATTTAATTTTGTAGTATACTATTTGACTTGTCATTTGTATTACCTCCTCTTAATTATAAAGAGTGCTTATTCAGCACTCTCATTTAATATTTCAGATAAAGCTCTAGCTTGATTAACAGGAGTTGTAGCAAACATATCACTCAATGTATTATCAAACTGTTTAGCTAATTCAGCTAAAGTTTTAATTAATTCTGGATTTTCTTTAGCCCACGTTTTCCACAATTCAAGGTAAGCTTTATACAAATCATCTCCTTCAAACTTATTAAGCGGAGGCTTACCCTTACCGAGCATAGGATTATTACCAAACTTACGATAACCTTTAACGTCAAGTTGATAAGCTTCTTCAATCGTTCTACCATCTTTCAATCTAGCATAAAACGCTGAGAAACGTTTATCACCTTTACTACTACACTCATAACCACCATAACGTTTAAACTTATACATAACTATTCCTCCTTAAAATATATTTGCGCAACCTGAACAACCCACGCAATGACCATCGCACTTATCAAATTAGAGAGGGGAATTGCACCCCTCTATATTTCGTAATTCTCCATTGTATTTGGATTAATTACGTGTATCAATTTTGCTTTAGACTTAGCATAATCAATACAGTTCTTAGTACCGCCTGATGTACCGTCCCAAACTGCAAGTATGTAAGTTGCATTGTTAACCATATACTCATTACGTATTTGCATTAACTTTGGAGAGTATTCAGCGTCGGTAACTAAAGTAACTTTATCAGCATTTTTCAATATATATTCATATATCTCAACTGATTTTGGCAACCATTTTGATGAATGTTTGCGGCAAGGCACAGCAATTTCAAGAGTAATATTCATTTCAGGATTATCTTTTTTAAAGCGAATGACTTCTAATGCAAACATTTGGTCTACGCCCAACGCTCCACCTGATATGAAATGGTTGCAATTAGATTCGCTTATACAGTGGTATAATTCATTGCGAAGTATCATGTTAAATTCTGATTTGTAGTCATAACCTCCAATCAATTTGTTTGGACGATGACCAGTTACCATTAATGTACTCATTATCAATAACCTCCTAAATTTTTATTTTTATTTAATCAAAATCTGTTGGCTATGTATGGTTGTTACCATGTTTGTGCCAACTAATTATGTTTTTAAAGAGAGGCACTTATTTAGCACCTCTCTCCTTTCAATGGACAATTATTGCACGCACTTCCGTCGCATTTTTTAACTTCGTATGGAGTTTTGCAAACGATTTCTTTCTTGTCATATCCAAAGAAGCTATCAGCCATGTCCTCGTCTTTTTGAGAGACAATTATTTCGCTATATTCATTCATTACCAACACACCTTTCTATAAAAAAATTTTCACACATTATAGATAACACTTCTAATAGTCGCACTCCAACGCCCAGCTACGCTTTTAATCAATAAAAATCTCAATGCGTACTTACGCTTAGATTAACGCCTTCAAAGCGTTTCTGCGTAGTCAAAGCGTTAATCTTAGCGTAAGTAGCTCTGATAGATTTTTGTTGATTAAAAGTTAGAAGTGTGATATAATTAGTGAATAAATTTTTTTATCTATTTTGTACGCAATAACTATTATCTTAGCGCCCAATGCGTGATGCAACGGCGCAACGTTGCCTTCGAAGCAACAGCACAAGAGACTTAACGTTAATAACAAATCAAGTATAAGTATATAATAATCTTTTATGTTTCGCAAGAAACTATTTCCGCAGGAAATATAATGTGTCGTAAGACACGTTACAAATAACATTTAGCGTTTAAAGTTGCTCTTAGTATTAAGTTGCGAAAAAATGTTAAGAATACGAATTGGGAAAAGTATTTTATAACATAAGACACGAACTGTTGTTCGAACAGTGAAATGATTGTTAGCGCTTATGTTGCGTATGGTTGACAATTAGAAGCGAATATCGAAACGAATATCGAAACGTATTGATGAGCGTTTTCCCTCCACGCTCACTCACGTCTTTTTTCGCTACCTACCGCCTCAACTCGTCATTTTAGCGTTGAAGAAGCGAAACAGGAAGCGTACAGTACTACACCCCTGGGGACGCAAAATGGTGTATGGGACTTTAGATAACGAATCTGTGTGTATATATTAACAACGCATTTCACTAACTCTCAGAGTACGCAACACAACGCATAAAATAACGCTATCTCAATACAGAGAACGCTTTGAGGACTCTCCATATACGAACAGAAGCAAAAGGTATCTTTTTAAAGCAAATCAGAGATATATAGAGCTAATCTACCCGAATCGGGTAATACGTATATACAAAAAACCTATATTTTAATACGAACATATGTTCCTCTTGACAAATAAAAATAATTATTGTATAATTTATATATATAATAATATATATATAACGTTAATACGTTAATAGAGTATATAAACGATACAAGAGTATCTTGTATAAACTTCGTGTTTTTACTAAAGTAAAAACATTAATTATATATATATTATTACAATTCATAAAGATATATTTAAGTGTTTGAACGTAGTGATTACGTTTAAATAACGTTAATAACGTATATAGGAGGTCAATAAATGAATAGCCTTTTTTTAGTGTGTAATATAATACAAGCCTTATCATTAATAGCCATTTCATTTGCATTGGTTATAATAGCGCTGCAATTACGAGAAATAGCTAAAATATATTTATTTGCTTCTGATGTTGAAGCTGGTGTTGAAATACCAGAACAACCTGAACAAAAAGAAGATTATACTATTGGAGCCTCAAGTTTAGCCGACCTTTTAAACACAAAACTAAAAGAAGAATTAGGTGATGGCCATGAAAATTATATGCAAAACACAAGAGGCACAAGGGCTTCTTATGAATTGGATAATGACTTTGGAATAACTGGTGTTGAAGTTATAACCGATGAAGATGAAACTAAACCAAAAGGTGAATAATTATGGCTGAAGAATTTAAAGAAATAGTACCTGTACAAGAAGATGAAATTGATGTTCCAAGTTACAATCTTTTGCGTCCGAATCAACAAAGATTTGTACATATGTATCTCTCAGGAAAATATAAGATTAGTGAGATAAGTGACATACTTAGTGTCTCTGTGAGTACAATACGAAATTGGCTTAAAAATCCACAAATAAAAACTATAATAGACGAGTATCAGCAAGTTGAAATGGACTTGGTTCAACATAATTTAAAAGCCTTGACGATGAAGGCGTTAAATAAAATGAACGAATTAATAGACTCTCCAGTTGACGCTGTATCGCTACAAGCGGCAAAAGATATTCTTGACCGAACTGGATTTAAACCTGGAACAAAACAGGATGTGAAGATAGAAGTTTATAATTACGAACAACAAATTAAAGAGATTATGGGTGATGATTTAAAGTTACTCGAAGATGTTGATTATGAGGTGGAATAATGAACAAAGAAATCGTTAAGACAATAACAGAATATGAGTTTGATAATGCTGGAAGATGCATTAAAGAAATAGTTATAAGTGAACGTTGGGAAGAAGAAATAGGTAAAAAAATAAAAGCAGGATATGTAACTGTAACAGAAAAACACGAATAATACAAAATTAGACCACTCTTTCTTGTGAATTGGGGTTAAACTATTGACAAAATGTGGACAAACTGTTATGATATAAATAGGTGGTTTTATGGCAAAATTAGATGTTCAAAAAGTAATACAAAAATTGTATGATAATGATAAATTATATTTTGAAAAATGCCTTAAAATACGAACAAAAGAAGGAAAATTAGAGCCTTTTTGTATGAACGCAATGCAAGAAAAATCAGAGAAATTAATTTATGAACATCAAGTATCAAAAGGAAAACCAATTCGTGTTATTTGGCTTAAAGCACGGCAACACGGAATCAGTACATATTGTGAAGCAAAAATATTCAAAAAAACTGCCACAAATCCTTTTAGAAACGCTATGATTATAGCGCATGAAGATAAAGCAACCCAAAACCTTTTTGCAATGTCGAAATTATATTATGAAGAACTCCCTCCAATGTTAAGACCAATGAAAAAATATTCAAACGAATCGGCATTAGTTTTTGAGAATCCTACTAATGATGAAAACGTAAAATACGAAAACCCAGGATTGCGTTCAAAAATCACGATAGCCACAGCGAAAAATGTTGATACGGGGCGTTCAAGTACAATACATAGTTTACATGCATCGGAAGTTGCATTTTGGGATAATGCTACTACGCTTATGACTGGATTATTGCAATGCGTTCCAGATACACCAAACACAGAAGTATATCTTGAAAGTACAGCGAATGGAGTTGGTGATTGGTTCTATGATTTCTGGCAAAAAGCAGTTAAAGGGGAGAATGATTACCTTCCAATCTTCTTGGCATGGTTTGAAAACCTAGAGTATTCGAAGCCGTTTAACTCGAAAAAAGAAAAAAAAGCATTCATTGAATCGGTCAATTTCGTCTCGAAAGACGCAAATGGAAATGAAGTTAGAACAGAAGAATATCATCTAAAAGAAGCACACAATCTTACATATGAACAGTTGAATTGGAGAAAATGGTGCATAAACAACAAACTTAACGGAGACGTTGAATTGTTTCATCAAGAATATCCATCAACAGCCGAAGAAGCATTTATAGTATCTGGCAGACCAGTATTTAATACTAATTCGCTTAATAAATATAGAAGTGCAGTTAAGCCGCCAGTGGCTACTGGTTATATAATAGATGGTAAATTTGTTGAAGATAAAAATGGTTACATATCAATTTGGAAATATCCAGAAAAAGATGTTTTTTATGTGATGGGTGGGGACGTTGCAGAAGGTTTGATATCAGGAGATTATTCGTGTCTTGCGATTCTTGATGAAAAACTTGATTTGTGTGCTTCATGGTATGGTCATATAGCACCAGATTTATTTGGTGATGAAGCAATAAAACTTGCAAAAATGTATAATGACGCTTACATAGGTATTGAAAGCAATAATCATGGTCTTACAACGCTTAAAGCAATAGTAAATAAAGAATATTGGAACGTTTATTATCAAAAAAATTATGATAAAATTGCTGATGTTATAACAAAAAAACTTGGTTGGAACACAAATAAGCGCACAAAACCATTGATGATTAATAAATTAGCTGAATTCATAAGAGAAATGTATCTTGGAATATATTGGGACACGCTTATAAGTGAATTATTTACATATGTAATTGGAGATGATGGCATAACAAATGCGCAACAAGGTTCACATGACGATACAGTAATGGCTTTGGCTATAGCGTTACAACTTTTTATCGAAGGTAGAGGCGAAAATTACGTTCCTGAAATACCTTTTGATGAAATAAAAAGAAATTTAAGCGAAGATGGCGATTATGGTATTGAAGAATATGAAAATGGTTACGCAGATGTCGAAATCGCTATGTAATGGAGGTGAATCGTATCTGTGTTTAAGAAAAATGATAAAGAGCAAAAGAAAATAACTCAACTAACTGCTGCTGAAGAACAGGAAATTAAATTATCACATGAAATGTGGCTTAAATATGATGTTGCAAACAGAGCAAAATCTGCTAAGGTTGCAATTTGGAAAAATTGTATTTCTGCTTATAATTCAGACTATTTTAAAAACATAAATAAACCAGAATACAAATCAGATGAAGTTTCAAACTTTATATTTTCAACTATTGAAACAATTAAACCAATCATGACAGACAATAATCCAAAGATAATGGTGCTTCCAAAGAAGCCAGCAGAACTTAGCGTGCTTGATAATATACAAAATATTATAGATTACGAGTGGACAAGAGCTAAAATGGAAATTGTCCTTCCTCAAGCTATAACACTTGCATTGCAGATTGGAACAGCTATAATTGGAGTATTTTGGGATGGAAATGATGATAAAGGATTAGGTAATGTTGATATACAATTAATAAATCCGTTTAACTTCTTTCCAGACCCGATGGCTACAAGTATTGATAACGCTGAATATGTAATATATGCGACATATCAACATGTTAATAAGCTAAAAAATAAATATCCGAAAAAGGTTGATAAGTTAATTGGTGGTACTATAAACCAAAAGAATCTTGTTCCACACGCAAATAATGTGTCCGAAGTTGATAACGTTGTTCTTGTACTTGAATGTTGGATGAAAGATTATGCCACAATAGAAGTCGAAGAAGAAGATGAACAAGGCAATAAAGTAAAGAAAAGAATACGTAAATATCCAAGAGGCAGAGTTATAGTTTGCGCTCCAGAATTACAAATAATTCTTGAAGATAAAGAAAATCCATATGAAGATGGTAAATTCCCATTCAAGATTTTGAAGTGTTATGATATTCCGTTTGAGTTTTGGGGTAAAGGTGAAGTTGAACAACTTCTTTCACCACAAACGTATATAAACGATTTGATGAATCAAATTATAGATAACGCTAAATTAACAGCAAATATGCCTTGGCTTATAGATAAAAATTCTGGAATAGGTAAAGGACAATTAACGAATCGACCTGGTTTGATAATTAGAAAAAATCCAGGCTCGGAAGTTAAGAGATTGCAACCTCCAGCTATGCCAAATTACGTTGGAGATATGGTTCAAACTTTAAAGGGAGATATTGAAATAATTTCAGGTATTCACGATGTAACTCAAGGAAGAAAACCAGGCAGTATTTCGGCTGCTTCGGCAATCATTGCTTTACAAGAAGCTGCACAAGCAAGAGTACGTTTGAAGGTCAAGATAATGGAGCAAACTCTTAGCGATTTAGGGCAAATGTGGTATAATAGGATTAGACAATTCTGGTTAACAAATCGTTATGTAAGATTTGAAAATCCTGTTGGCGAAATCGAAGCAAAAGAAATTTCTCCATCCGAAATAGAAGCTGATGTTGATTTTGTAATAGTGGCTGGAAGTACAATGCCACAAAACAAGAGTGCTATGCTTGATTATATGATAAGACTTGCTCAAACTCAAGCTGAAGATGGTATGCCGATGGTTGATAGAGAATCTGTATTACAGTATACAAATATTCCAGATAAAAAGAAGATATTACAGAGATTTAATGAATTGAATCAAATAAACAAAGCAGAAGAAGAAGTGGCACAACAAGACGCTATGATGATGGAACAAGAAATACAACAAACTCCACAACAACCAACACAAGCACAAGTGCCACAATCACAGCAAGGACAAGCTATACCAGATGAAATGATTAATCAAGTCATACAATTAATAATTAGTGACCCGCAGTTATTGCAAGGCATAATTCAAGCAGCGCAACAACAAAATCAAATTCCATCATAAAGAGGTGTTGAATTTTGAATACATATGAACATATCGAAAAGATGATTGTTGAAACAGTCAATAATACAGCAACAAAACTTGACTTACAAGGTAAATTAATAAAAATTCAAAATGTTTCTGGTAAATTATATTATTTGTTGCCTGAATGTGTAAAGTATGTTGTTACTACAAATATTACTGGCAGTAATAATGATTTAGTTTATACAGTAAACGAATACGGTAAAACAATGTATGTTGAGTATATAGCACCCGATGCTGCTAATGCAGAATTGTCATATGTCATAAATGGAGACAAGCTTACAATAAATCTTGCAACAGACGAAGATAAAGCTGTGACAACAACTGCTGACGATATAATAACACTTTTAACAGATGAAAATGCTGTTTCTGTAGATAATGCTGGTACTGATGATGGTACTGGTGTAGTTGCAGCAATGAGCGCAGTAGAAGCAAAACCTGAGTTAACAAGTTCAAATGGTTTTGAAATTTTAACAACACAAGAACCAATAGAATTGTTTATAAAATCTGAATTGCATCTTTTAAGCGATTCTTCAACCGCAACATGTCAGATAATGGTTTTTTCAAAACAAAATCATTAAATATAAATGGAACAACCCTATAAGGGATTCCAAGTGAGGTGTAAATAATGACAGATAATCAGAATGTGAACACTGGTACGCCAGTACAATCACAAGAACCAGTAGCGCCAGTTACTCCTAATCCTACTCAGGAGGGTGCGGTAGTCAATACTCCTACCCCAATAACCGAAATTGAACTTGACGGATTGGGTAAAGTGAAGATTGACGATATAAAAGAGTGGAAACAGGGTTATATGCGACAAAGCGATTACACTAAAAAAACGCAGACAATTGCACAACAAAGAAAAGAGGCAGAGCAAGCACTTGAACTGTACAATTTTTTGAAAGCCAACCCTGTTATTGCACAACAAATTGCAGATGGAAAACCTGTGAACACAGCCAACACTCCGCTTAATAATCTTAATCCTGCGCTACAAGAGGTTGACGATGTTAGACGGGAACTATCAAACATGAAGCTTGATATGGAACTCGAAAGACTGAAATCCAAGTACAAGGATTTTGACGAAGTGGAAGTGATAAACAAAGCTGCTGAACTTGGTATTGAAGATTTGGAATTTGTTTATAAAGGAATGAAAGCTGACACAGAAGATAATCTCAAAGAAACATTAAAGAAACAAATAGAAGCTGAATTGCTTCAAAAAATCCAACAAAATAACTCAGCAACACAAACAATAATTGCGCCTACTAACGTACCAGCAGTTGATAATAACTACGGATTAACTGATGCTGAGAACGCGCTTTGTGAAAAAGCGGGATGGGACAAGGAGGCGTATGCAAAGAACAAACAACGTTAATTGAGGTGATATAAATGCCGATGACTCCAACCGCGTTAAATACTCATATTAGTTCAGATTGGGGCAACTTGTTACTTCCTGGTCTGAGAGATGTATTTTATAATACATATAATGAATTGCCAGGAGAATTTTCAAAAATATTTAAAGTTAAAGACTCAAAACAAGCTTCTGAAAAAGAACTTGGAATGGGTGCAATGACTCCTTGGGTAGAAAGAGTTAATGAAACTGATAACGTAACATATCAGAAGATTGGTGAAGGTCTTTTGAGAACTTACACACATTCAGAATTTGCTTCTGGATTTGCTGTAGGTAAGAGACTTTACGAAGATGAACTCTACGGAGTAATCAATGGAATGGCTGAAGACCTTGGTAGAGCAGGAAGGACAAAGGTTGAAACAGATGCCGCCAGTCTTTTCAATAACGCTTTCACGACAAACTTATATGACAATGTTCCACTTATCTCGGCTTCTCATCCATATGAAGGTGGTAAAGCTGGTGTACAGTCCAACCTTATAGAAGGCGCTCTTTCAGACACAACTTTAAAACAAGCTATAACAAAAATGAGAGGTCTTTATGACAACGGTGGAAAGAAGATAGTTTTCACTCCCGACACTCTTATAGTTCCTCCAGCTCTTGAATGGCTCGCTATGGAACTCACACAATCAACTCATAAAGTTGGGACAGCAGATAATGACATCAATACTCTTTCTGGTAAATTGAAGGTTTTGGTGTATGATTATTTGACAGATGATGATGCTTGGTTCGTCATTGACTCAAAGAGACATAAGCTGACATTCTTCTGGAGGATTAAGCCAGAGTTTGACAAAGCAATTGACAGCGATAACTTCGTAGCTAAATACAACGGCAGAATGAGATATTCATTCGGTGCATCTGCTTGGCAGGGTATCGTTGGAAGTGCAGGGGCTTAATAACCCCTGCCAAAATTAAACTAATAAATTAATGAGGTGAAATAAATGGGTGTAACACATTTTAGTTCAATATTGTCCGTATTTCCTGTATATAAGAAAACAACTTCTGTTGACGTAACATTAACTCCACAAGAAGCTGCTGATGCTTGTATATTAGAGATAACTCCTGGTGCATCTAAGTCAATTATATTCCCAGCACCAATAGAGGGAAAGGTTATATTTGTATCAAATCTTGCTCCGGCAACACATGCAATAACAATCAAGGTTGGTGCGTCTGGCACTGGTGTACAGATTGCCGCTACCAAGAGCGCAATACTAAGATGCACCGGCACAGATTTTGTTAGAGTAACAACAGATGCTTAATGGGCGAGGGCTAACGCCCTTGCTTAATTATTTTTTATGGGGGTTTTTTTATGGACAAATATAAAGATTATGACGCAAGATTACAAAGCGACAGGATACAATTGGATATATTATACACACTTGATAAAATACTTGAAGAATTGAAATCGAAATATAACGATGAACAAATCGTATCAGATAAAGATGTTAAAGAAATAAAAAAAGAAATTGCTGAAGTAAAACCAGAAAAGAAATCACGCAAACGTGGTGGTGATAAATAATGGCTGAGTTGATGAAATTCACAATGTTGCAAGCTATAGCAAGAACGAGAAGATATCTTAAAGACAACTTAACAAGTGTTTGGTCTAATGAAGAAATAACAGATTTTATAAACGAAGGTATAAGAACAATAAGACGTAAAATACCAGAATATTTTTATGATTTGGATGAAGTATTTATAAACACAGACATTATTAATCTTGATGGTGAATATAAAGAACTTCCATGTATATATGCAGCTTCAAGATGTTTTGAACAAGATGAACAGCATTACAGGGCGGTTCAAAAAAGAAATGAATTTGAAGCAGCGCTTGAAGAAATGGAAGCACAGATACGTAATAGTTATAAATACGAAGAAAAAGTGGCGGCTTCAGATAATCCTTATGCAAATAATTTAGCAATGGATTATGTAGTTGATGTATATTATAACAATAATTCTTTTGAAGATGAAATACCTCCATTAGAACCGTAGAGGTGATAATATGGCTTTTTACCAAAATATGAATATACCGAAACAATTAATAGTGCCTTTTTCTTTAAGCCGATTTGAAGGAGGTTTAAATAACGTTGGTTCACCTCTTGAAATATCTGTAGCTTCGAGTCCAAATATGCTTAATGTTATGTGCGATAATCCTGGAATAATTGAAACACGACCTGGACTTTTCAAATATATATTAACTCAGCTTCCAGAAATCGTTTATAGGGCGTTTTCATATAAGACTAATACATTTACTTACTTGCTTTTCTCTAGCAAAACCAAACTATATAAGTGTAATCTTGCTGACGAATCTATAACAGAAATTTGTGCTATAAACAATATTATAAGTGGTTGTCAAAAAGGAGATAAATTTTATTTTGTTGATGGCGAAAAATATCGCGAATATGACGGAACAAATATATTTGAAATAGTACAACCAACGATAGAGACATATACCGCAGTTAGTGGCTCTATTGGTGAAGTTGTACTTCCAGAAGGGGCTAATACCAATGATGATTACTACAATAATTGGTGGGTATATATTAAAAACGGTACTGGCTATGGACAAAAGAAACAAATCACTGATTATGTAGGTTCTACAAAAACAGCTACAGTGGCGTGGACTACCGCTCCTGATGCAACATCATTGCTGTATCTTACAAAAAACGAACAAGGTTCAACAGTTTATGATAACGGAACAGTTATATATACACCTTCTGTGTTTGAATTTGCAGATGATTTTAAAGGTGTTAATAATATAAATACGTTTAATAATATGAAACACATCACATATCATAAACAAAGATTTTGGGCTTCACTTGGTACATCTAAAAATCTTGTTGTTTTGACTGATTTGGATAATGTATATTATGCACCAAATAATTTGTATTTTCCTCCTGTTACAGATGACGATGATTATATTGTTGGTACGCGTTCGTTTAATAATGCTTTACTAATGATTAAGAAAAACAGTATATTTGCTTTATATGGCACCACATATCAGGATTTTAGTTTAAAAAAACTCAATGTTACAACAGGCGCTTTTAATATAGATGTTGTTCAGCAGCTTGATGGTAATATGTATTTTTTAGGTAACGATGGAGTTATATATAAAATATATAATATATACGGAGATAACACTGAAAATCTTGTAATAGTTCCAATAAGTACAAATATAAATATTGCAAACAATCCAATAAATATAGATATCAACAATGTGCAAAAAGCTTTTGCTGTAATATATAAGCATTATTATATACTTGTAATAGATGATAAGATGCTTAAATATAACACATTACAACACAGTTGGGAAGTTTGGGATAATTGGAATCCGACGTTGTTTTTATTGTATGACAATCAGTTGCTTATGAGCAATGAAAACAAATATTTGTATAGATGCACATTGGATAGGTTTTACGTAACAGAAACATTTGAAGCTGAAGAAGGACAAACAGATTTTATATTGCAAAAGGGTTACTTAAATGAAGCTTATACTGAAGCAGAAGTTAAGGTGGATAATATTAAACTGGAAAGTAATGAATATATCAAACTTAATAATAACAAATTTAGAATAATAGCTGGAACAACAGAGGGACAGATTGTTGATATAAAATATTACTCATTACAAAGTTATAATGACGATGGTGTTGCTTATAATTGTTATTGGCACACAAAAGATTTAGATTATGACAATCCAATGAAGAAAAAGAAGTTTAGAAAAATATATCTTATCGCTCATACATTCAAGTATTTTATGACGAATTTAGCATACAAAGTTTGGATTGATTATAACGAGTTAGATACTGATATAAAAATCAATAATCAAATATCTCTTTGGGGTGTTGCAAAATTCGGCGATAAATTCATAAAACGTAATGTTGTACGCTCTGAGCCTATACAAATAAACAATAGAGGTAGGATAATACGTTATATAATGTCAACTGAATGTAATGATACTCCATTCTGTGTTTATGAAATAAACGGCGAAGTAGAGGTGATATAATGGGTATTCAAAAATTACTTCGGGTTACATACAATGATTTTAAGAATCTTGATATAATTGACCCTGAAGAATTTGACCAAAATAATCAGGATTTGGTTGGTAAAATAGATGAACTTGTTGAACAAGCACAATATGACGAACAAGCCTTGTTAAATCTTTTTACTATTACAGCAGAAGACGCACAAAATTTGCTTGAGCATAAAAGTAATAAAAACAATCCGCACGAAGTAACTGCTGAACAATTAGGTGTGTATACCAAAACCGAATTAGACCCTTATCTTGCTGGTGGCGACACAGTAATAAAAGAAGAAATATTCACAATAGTTAGTTCTGATAATGGCAACCAAACATTCACGTATTCTAACTCGGATAGTGAAAACGTAATTGGCACATTAACAGCAGAAGGTTATCAAGTGTTTACTTTAGAAGATGGTACATATGCTTTGGACAGCAATCATATTGAAATAC